ACCCTTAACCACAACACTTTGGTTAGGATCACCCGTTAGGTTCTCTAGTGCATCATCTGTCATAGCCCCAGCTAGAACTAACCTAAAGCCATTAGCTGTAGACAAGTTGTCTATGATCTGACGGCCTTCCTTGTTAAGAATGTCCTGGACAGGTACGGCTTGTTCTACAGGGCCAGTGAAGTCAACTACGTGCTCGCCGTCATTGAATTGATTGAACTTTATGTATGGCTTGCCAGGGTTTTGCAGGAAGTTCTCACCCTCACCCTCGTATAGCCAGTTAGGATTCTTACACTTATCGAGTACGATATCTTGTATATACCAAGCAACAGCCTCCTGCTTCTTACCCTTCTTATCATAGTAAGTAAACCAGACCTCCCTATAAGCTAATTCCTTAGAAGTATTCTGCTGGCCTTTAATCTTGATACCATACAGTTTAAGCAGTTCCTTCTCTTTCTTAGGGAACTTGTTAATTAAACCTTCTATAGAATCTGTCAGCACTTCACCCTCAAATCTTGGGTTCTGACCTCTCCTAGCTCTCTTATCTACAAAGTAGTGACTAGGATTAACACTCTTAGGCTTTATCTCGCCAAACTCACCATAATCAGGATCCCACTCCCACTTGAGTATGCCAACATACTGAGCTAACAAATTAAGTGCAATAGATTCAATAACTGCACCTAGTTCAAACTCTTCGTTGTAGCATTTACCATAAGTCAATAGATCTTTAGCGAATATCTTAGCTTCAGGTGATTTATTAGCTGGATAAACTTCTAGCTCAGCAATCGAGGCCGTAATGTAAGCGATGATAGCATCTACGCCAACATACAGTTCATTGTCTTTAAATGGTGTCTGGTAGTGATAAAGAATGTTATCAGGTATCTGATCGCCTCTAATCATTCTAAGGTTCTTGATACGCTTATTAGCTAGGTTGAAGTTAAGTTGTTCGTTAAAATAGTCCGACGAGTTCTGTATAAGGTTATGTAGATTCTTAACAATGTACTCATCTGATAGATCCAGGCTAAGAAGCGGAACTGTCTCAAGCAAGCCGTCTTTATCACCAATGTCATCAACCATTTTGTCGGAAAGAGGTGCAGTGTAGAGGTTAGGGTTCATATGTTAAAAGTATATCACTGATAGTATAAATTAATCATAACATGACATGAATGGCACTTATGACTCACCCACCCCATGCCTCTAGGTATTTCACGTGGAGGGTAGATGTCTCCCATCCAAACCGCTAGTATATCTCTGTTCATCTTCCACAGCTGAGACCGACACCGCATACAATAGAAGGGCACTGACTCAGGTAAATTCTCTACTCCAAGTACAAAGTTAATTATCATCTTCGCATCCACTCTTGGTTATTACGGGTATTATCAGTCACTACCTTAGCCAGATCCATCTCAAACTGCACATTACCTTGCTTATCAGCCATAAAGCCCTGTTTAACAGCTATCGGTGGTTTAGGAGTTACTGGCATAGTGTTTGGCTCAAAATCACCTTTATAGTTTACACAAAAGAACTCAAATTGGGTACGGTGATGTGAAGTCCAGTCATGCACTGGCTTAGCTACAGCATTAACTGCCTGGCTAGTCTCCTCATCACGTTTAGGGTAGCGAGCATTCTTCATGCACTCCAGCCACCAGCGAGTCCGCTCTGTATCGTTAACCACTAGTTTAGGTAGCATTCGCTTAGCAGCATCACGCCGAGGAACCCAGTTATTCTCTGCCTCATTAACTTGAACCTCAATACCATGCTCATAAAGGATCTCATAGGGACTAACGCCAGACTCTACATGACGACTCTTGCCGCTAGGATCGCCAAAGAAGACCGTTGGCTTCCAGTCCTTAATACGCTTGATGAACTCCAAATCCGTATCGTTATATATAAAGTTATGTACCTTACCACAAGCTGAGCATATTGGCTCAGTGATAAAGTCAGTTTGGCCGAACATCGGTAAGCACCAGTCTATGATCTTATCGCTTGTCTCATAAGCTTCTATTAGCTTAATGAAAGCAGTATTTGGTATCGGTTGATACCAGCCAAGAGCTATGCCGTCCAGCCCTAAGTCAATGGATACATAAAGCGGTACGCTTGAGTCATAATCATGTTGGCCAACTACCACCTGAGAGATTTCTGGGTAAGGTCTACCGACACTAGAATACTCCCACGATATATCCAGTTCGTGTAAGATCTCTTCTTCGGTACGTCTAGTCTTCTGGTAGGCATACCACTTATCGTCTTTCTTAGGATGCATGCTCCAATGCCAGGTTCTAACTTTTATCTTATCCCCATAGCGCAGAGTTCTAGCAAAACTCGGCTCGTCAGGTGGCGTAGTAACAGCATGTCTGCAAGGTGAAGCATCACCAGCTGCTCTCCAGGAGTTACGAGCATCAGGCCAGAAGCCAAATTCATCGAAGAATACATCTTTATAACGTCCACCTCTACTAAAGTTCTTGTTAGCTGACTCACCCTTTATAACATTGCCGTTGACAGGGTTAACGAGCTTCATATAAGTGAGGTGCTTATCTGTATCAAAACCCTCTGGCAGTATAAGCGGATCTTTAATGTTCATAATGAAGTAATCTAGCTTGCCAAACAGACTGTCTAGCGTCCCATTGTCTACGTAGTCTTCTTTACGAGAGCCAACCAGAGACTGATAACCTTCTTCGAACAACCACATCCATAGCCGTACAGCTAACGATAGCCACGACACGCCCATGTCCCTAGACTTCTCGTCAAACAGGTCATGACCAGTACGTATAGCTTCGACCAGTCCCGTAACATAATCTCTTTGGAAGTCGTAAAGTTTAAAGTCTAAATGATGTGGTGCTGCTTTAGGTCTTGGATCAAAGGTCTTAAGATAGTTCTCTATGAAGAATATAGGGTCAGTCTTGGCTGTTAAGCGTTGATCCTCCGTCATTAGATCTATCACTTCTAGCTTTTCCTGCGGCAATAAGTTCGCTAATTCTTGCATCGATATCTGCTTCACTATGACTTATTCTCTCACCATCGCTAGTAACGTCAAACTTTTGACTATCTCCATAATACTTACCTACCCACTCTCTAGCCTTTTCGTCACCATTGACAGCCTTCTGAAGCGCAACAATAACTATAGCTTTAATTGGTGCACCTTTGTATTGCTTATAACCAACCTTTGAGTCGAGTATGCCCGTCTCAAACTCTTCATCGTTAGCTAACTCCTGTATCCATGTGCTGAGCCTCTTATAACCTTTAGGTAGGCCAGCTGGATTACCCGACTGTCCTGGCTGAAATTGTGTATCTGGATTAGGGAATGGCATAAAACTTCACCTGATCTCACCTGCTTTATTCATACCCTAAGTATACATTGCATTTAGGTGTACAATAAATAATTATGGAAAACTATCCTGACTACTCAGAAAGATTCAGAGACCTAGCCCTAGATGTACTTAAACATTTAGGTAGTGTTCTACTGAATGGAATTACAGGGCCACATCCTTTAGCTAGCCATGGTGATCACACTTTTGAAGCTAACCACCATATACCATTTGATGATACTGATGAACGTATGGCACATATAGACGATATGCGTAGAAAGGGAACGCTGTGGCAAAAAACTGGTCCAGAGTTCTATGACAGGCGAGGCTACCCTATTTGGCCAGAAGACCTGGAACACTTACATAAAGCTGAGCCACTAATGCACGTTAATGACGATTTAAGACACTAAAGCATTACGCCCTCTATATCCCTGCTAGATACTTTACATTTAACTTACGTTATATATTACTTTAATGAGGCTGAGAACTCGTTTAGTTATATACAAGGCAGGTCGGGAGTTGACAGGGCGTAGTCATTGCTCCCACATTTAGCTCTGTATATAACATTGTTTCAGTTTTATATAAAGTACTTGACCATTTGAAAAAGTTTGATACTATATAGCTATTGCACAATAGTAAGCAAGACCTCTGCGAAATCAGAGGTTTTTCTTTTTTGATGGTGTCGGCTTGCACGATAGTAAACCGATAATCCTAACCATACGCCTCATTTATAACTACGTCAATAACTAAAAGTATCCCTAGGTTGGATCAACGCTTGTTGCCTAAATAGTACAACTTTCAGGCTAAGAGATGTCCTAGGGACGTTTGTATTATAATAGTAGTTGTTAAGATTTAAAAGGAGTGTATGAAACCATCTTCATTAGATAGCTTTAAGTTAATATACGAAGAGATTGTGGATAAAAGAATAGTTTATAAAAAGAAAAAGAAGAAAGGGTATTGACTTTTAGTTTATGGTTGTAGTATAATCTAAATAGC